ATGGATTTGGAGGCGTATGCTACCCTTAAACGCAAATTCGCTTTCAGAGCGAAAGGGCGATCTGCGAAGCAGAAAGATCGCAAGGTTTGGTTTGGTGATATCTCTGTTCATTGCCTTGAACATAGCCTTTCTAAAAGATGATTCCGTTGCTCAAGATAGAACTAATCATTATAGACAATGGGCTTTCATACAGCTTAATGACTTAGATCAGTTCTATTGTTTAGATGAGTTAAATTACAAAGAATCTAGATGGAATCCTAAAGCCAAGAACGGTAGTCATTATGGTATTCCTCAAGGTAGATCTAAATATTTATCAAAAGTAGATGGATACAAACAGATTGATTGGCAATTAAAATATATTGAGAAGCGATACTCTAATCCATGTAATGCTTTGGCTCATCATAAGATTAAGGGATGGTATTGAGTAAATCAGCTTTAAGAGATACTGGATCTACCAGACATTGGCGTTCAATACGAAGTCGCATTCTGCGTAGGGATCAGTTCATCTGCCAATACTGCAATCAGGAAGCAACAACAGTTGATCATGTAGTTCCTCGAAGGCTTGGAGGAAATGATAGTGATGAGAATTTAGTTGCAAGTTGTCGAAGATGTAATTTAAGTAAGGGTGGGCGGTTTTTTGTGAGCACAAGGACACCACCGACCCCCATTTCCTTTTCTAACCGACAAAACACCTCGATCGCCCACGATCAGATTGAATCAGATTGATAGACCTTAAAACTGGAGAGATCCTTTTAGATCAGGCTCAATCAGAAATAGGAGGTGTGGCAACTCCACGAATTCACTCTCCTTTGAACGATTTGCCGTCTAAAGGGCAAGAAATGATTGACTTTGCAGCTGAGATTGGGATCCCAATGATGGAATGGCAAAAGTTCGTGGCTATTCATGGTCATAAGGTCAAGCCCGATGGCAGATGGCATCACACAGAGGCTGGACTTTTGATAGCCCGTCAAAATGGTAAGTCTACATTTATGATGCTCCGCATACTTTGTGGAATGTATGTGTGGGGCGAAAACTTGCAACTGTCCTCAGCTCATAGATTAACTACATCACTTGAAACATTTAGGCAGATGGTTTCTCTAATTGAAGAAAATCCTCGCTTGGCTAGTGAGGTAAAGAAAATCCGGTGGCAACATGGTGCTGAAGAAATGGAACTTAAAGGCGGTCGCAGGTTTGTAGTTAAAGCTGCTAACAATGCTTCGCGTGGTATTTCAAAGCCTTCCACAATTCACTTGGATGAATTAAGAGAATACAAAGATGAAGATGCTTGGTCATCAATGAGATACACAATGATGGCTGCACAAAATCCTCAAGTGTGGATTTATTCAAATGCTGGAGATCAACATTCCGTAATCCTAAACAAACTTAGAGAACGCGCTTTAGCCACAGGTGCGAACTCCTCCGATACGATCGGTTGGTTTGAGTGGAGTGCCGAACCCGATGCACCGATAACCCTTCCGTCAGGTGATATCAACTGGGAAGCATTCTCTCAAGCCAATCCATCGCTTGGAATAACTATTCATCCTGATAACTTAAAAGCTGTCCTTAATGATCCCCCAGATATTGTGCGAACCGAAGTATTGTGCCAATGGGTTGATACTATCAATTCAGCAATTGATGCTCAAAAGTGGGCTTTATGTCAGACTGAACCAATACCATTAGACCCTGAAAAAGAAACTTGGTTTGGATTAGATTTAAGTCCAGATCGTAAATTTGGTGCTTTAGTTGCAACTCAGAAATTACCAGGAGAAAAGTTCAATCTAGTTTTACTTCATACTTGGTCAAATGATTATTCAATAAATGATTTAGCCGTAGCAAATGACATTGCTCCTTATGTGCGCAGATACAATGTTCAAACTGTGGCTTATTCCAAAAGAACTGCTCAAGCCGTTGCAAGTCGCCTAGTTCCAGCAGGAATTCCAATAACTGATATGGATGGTGCGATTTATGCAGAAAGTTGCGATAGATGGCTTGGAGCAATAAATAGCCATCGCTTACAGCATGGTGGGCAAGAGGAATTAACTCAACAAACATTATCAGCTGCTAAATTACCTTACGGAGATGGAAGTTGGATTATAGGAAGGAGAGCCAGCAGGGTCGCCGTGTGTGCTTCTGTGGCATCAGCTCTCGCTTCATATTTTGCGACACAGGTTGAAACAGAGGTAGACATTCAAGTCGGATAATTTGTATTTATGGTATATTATGTGCTAATGGGATTATTTGACCGATTTACCGCCAAATCAAATCAACCGAATTCACAAGTTGATGTTTCTGCTGCGCTCGCTCCTTACAACTCACAACAATTAGTTGGAGGAATTTTATTTGGAACAACAACTGCATCTCGCGAACAGTTTATGGCAATTCCGTCAGGTGCTCGCGCTAGAGGAATAATCTGTTCAACAGTCGGATCTTTACCACTTGAACAATATAATCATTTTACAAATGAACATGTAAGACCAAACAGAGTTATTATGCAACCAGATCCAAGAGTTGCAGGTTCAGCAATATACGCATGGATTGCGGAAGATCTTTTACTATACGGAGTTGCGTATGGAATGGTAATGGATGCTTATGCTGCAACCGATGCTTCAAGAATTAGAGCATGGACAAGAATTGCACCTAATAGAGTTTATGCATCACTAAATAGTAATTCAACGGAGATTGAATACTACACAGTTGATGGCAAGCGAGTGCCACCATTTGGTTTAGGAAGTTTGATTGTATTTAATGGTTTAGATGAAGGAATTCTAAATCGTGCAGGTCGCACAATTAAAGCTGCTGCTGCATTAGAACAAGCTGCTGAAATGTATGCAAGAGAGCCAATGCCACAAATGGTTCTTAAATCAAATGGCACAAATTTAACTCCAGAGCGAATTACAAAACTTTTGGAATCTTGGAGAATATCAAGATCAACAAGATCAACTGCATTCTTGAATGCTGATGTTGAATTACAAACTTTAGGCTTCGATCCGAAGTCGCTTCAAATGAATGAAGCACGCCAATACCTTGCTTTAGAAATTGCAAGGGCTTCCGGCATTCCTGCATCATTTATATCTGCTGAAACTACTTCAATGACTTATACAAATACAGTAGCCGAAAGAAAAGCATTAATTGATTTTTCACTTCGCCCAATCTTGACTGCCATTGAGCAACGCCTATCCGCTGCGGATTTCTGCCCCAACGGCATAGAAACGCGCTTCGACATCGATGACTTTTTGCGTGGCTCAGCATTAGAGCGTGCGCAAGTTTATGAAATCCTAAATCGCATCGGTGCAATGAGCATTGAGCAAATCCAAGAGGAGGAGGACTTAATCCGATGAAGATTAATTTCCCAATAGAAATAACAGCTGCTGACACGAACAAGCGCACAATCTCAGGAAAGATCGTTACATGGGATGAGCAGGGTTCAACTAGCGCAGGATTAACAGTATTTGAAAAAGACAGCATTGATTTCTCAAAGCCTGTCAAATTATTGCTTGAGCATCAAACAACCAAACCTTTAGGAAAATTAATTGACATAACTGCAACAGATACAGGTTTAGAGGCTACATTTCGTTTAGCCAAAACTTTTCGTGCGGATGATGCATTGGAAGAGGCTGCAACTGGGCTTCGTGATGGATTTAGCGTGGGTGTAAAAATTAATGAATGGAAAAATGAGGAAGGCGTGCTAAGAATTAAATCAAGCACACTTCAGGAAGTTTCACTTGTAACAGATCCTGCAATTGACAGCGCAAGAGTTGCTGAAGTTGCAGCTAGTGAAACACCAGAGAATTCCGAAGCAACCGCTGAGGAAACCACAACAAAGGAGAACATAGTGTCAGAAATTACTTCTGAGGCTCCTATCGCAACCGAAGCGGTAGAAGCGACACAGGCTCCGGTTGTAACAGCAAACTACATGGCATATACAAAGCCAAGAGTTGATCTAAATGTTACAGCAGGACAATATCTAAACGCACAAATCAAAGCACTTAGTGGCGACACCGATGCTCGTGATTTAGTAGCAGCATTACAAATTGCAACTGTTTCTGAGAATACAGGAATGGTTCCACCAAATTATTTGCGTGATGTTATTGGAGTTATTGATTCATCCCGTCCATTCATCGATTCAATCGAGCGTGCTCCACTTCCAGCATCAGGAATGAAAATTTTTACTCCTAAATTAGGAACACAGGCAACTGTTGCACAAACTGGTGAGGGCGTTGAGTTTTCATCAACCGATACAGTTGTAACTTTCCAAGAAGACAATATTGTTAAGTTTGCAGGCGCAAATGTAGTCAATGTTGAATTATTTGATCGTTCAGACCCATCTTTCGCTGACCTTTTGGTTCGTGAGTTAGCAGCATCTTATGCACAAAAGACAGATGCTTATGCAGCAAACATTGCAGCACAAAACTCAATTGGTTCAACCGGATCATCTATCTACAAAGCCATCGCTGATGGAATTGCAGATTCTTATGGCGTTATGCGTTTCACACCAAACCGCCTATTGGTTGCTCCTTCAGGTGGACAAAATGATATCGATTTCGCTGGATTGCTTGGCGCAGTTGATGGATCACAGCGTCCACTATTCGCAGCAGCAGCTCCACAAAATGCTGGCGGATTAATTTCACAAGGCTCAACAGCTGGAACAGTTGCTGGTCTTTCATTAGTAGTTGATCCCAACTACACAGGCAACGATGCAGGTGCTAAGTATGGATTAGTTTATCCATCAGCAGCAATGCGATTCCACGAGAGTGGCACAATTGAACTTCGTGCCAACTTGGTTGCTAACGGACGCATCGAAATCGGTCTTTATGGTTATGTAGCCGTAGTTAACCGCTTCCCAACTGCATTCCGTTATTTAACAGTAGCGTAATTTAACTGAGTGCCTGAGGTTGCTCCCGATCTCAGGCATCCATTAATGGGAGTTTAGAGAGGAACTTATGCCTACAATTATCACCGCAAGTCAATTGCGTTCCGTATTGGGTGTAAGTTCCGCTCTATATGATGATACTTACTTGAACCAAATTATTGACACAGCAGAAACAGTTATTCTGCCAATGCTAGTTACATTCAAAAGCCCAATTGAAAAAGTGTCGCTGACTGATAATGTCGCCACTTTCACTACACTAGGAATTCATGAATTTACC